ATGAACCGACAGTTTTTCTGGAACTCCTCGATTGAGGCACGTAAGAGTAATTGTACGTCGGGTGTCGTATTGTCCGCTTCATCAATAATGAGAATTTTATGACGAGATTCAGATGTAAGAGAAACAGTAGCAGCAAAGGTCTTTGCCTGATTGCGTACAGTGTCCAAGAATCTACCCTCATCAGACCCATTAATAACATAGAAGTCTGCTCCTAATTCATTGCATAATGCTTTTGCAATAGTTGTTTTACCGACCCCTGCTGTTCCTGACAACAAGAGATTTGGTATCTCTCCTTGCTTTACGAAACTAGCAAAAGTCTCTTTCACATTTGATGGAAGAATACAGTGCTCAATCTTTTTTGGTCTGTATTTTTCCACCCATAAAAAATCATTCATTACCAAGTTTTAGCGTGTGTGTTTACATCGCCTTCAACATGATTGTGATCTATCTCATCTATGTGAGCATGTTCAATGTTGAAGTGTTCTAGTGCATTTGCAATTCTTTCAAGTGCATTTGCAATTCTGTTTGTGTCAATAGGATTCATAAGTTTAATTAGATCTGTCACATGCCCATCTTTTAACTTCCATAGAGTGAAAGCGGGTCTGCATATATTGTATCACAGATTTATAATCTGTGCTTGGATTACATGAAAATAAATCACATCTGGCAAGGTCATCCTCTGGCCAAGTATGTACACTAATATGACTCTCTGCAAGTAGAGCGTAACCAGTGACACCATGAGGTTCAAACTTATGAGTGTCAACCTTTAATAGTTCTAGTTCAGCAATCTTTGATGCTTCTATCAAGGTCTCCTTAATGTATTCCTCATCATCTAATGGAGGAGTAATTAGACATTGTTTTAAATCAAATAAAACGTGTTTCATAATTAACCAACAATGTCGTATTCAATTTCAATAAATTTAGACAATCTGCCTCTGTAGTTTCTTTTACTTCTTGTCATCTTACCACCAAGTTGTTTGGTGATTGCTTCAAGTTCATTTATAAGTTCTTGTTCTAGATCCCCAACAGGATCAAAATGTTTATCTATTTTCATATCCAAGAAGGTTTGCGAGATGGGTCACGAAGATAGTTAGATGATGCCCAAGGTTTAGATTTGATGTATCTTTTGTATGCAGTGAAAATGTCAATAGTTTTATCGTATTTGAATTGATCAGGACCTGCAAATACAAAAGGTGTGCATTGGGTAAAATCTGCTGATGGTAAGAGATGTGTTGCTTCTAGTAGTGGTCTATGACAAGAATGAGTTTTACCATAGCGATGAGTATATTCTAGAGACAATGCAATACCATGAGTGAGTAACCACCATGCATTTTCTAAACATTGATTTGCCCAGATAGTACAAGGGTGGTTACGAAACGCACCCTTCTCTGTTTTATATGGTTGACCGTCATTGCGATGAAGTTCACCATAGTTATGACCCCATTTTTTTGATGCAACAATAGAAAGCATTTGACATGTTTCTAATGGCATTTTAACAACGTGTTTGTCTGGTAAGACTTGTGCTGATTTAACAGGGTCTGGGTCAGTCACAAAGATGTTCATGTGTTTGGTTCTAGTGCTATAAAATATTTTATCCCATTACCTTGGAAGAGTGCAACGTTAGTTTTACTTATTGACACATCATATGCACCAGGTAATAGTTTTAAATTCTCAACTCTAAAACAATAGCAGAACTCAGCATCTGTAGATCCTACTTCAACTGAATAACTGTTTGATGTATCATTCTTCTTATCACATACAGTCAAGTTCATTACTTCACTGTCACCAGTAAGACATAAGTCTGGTAGTTGATATACTGAAGCAGCACGTTGAAGTTGCTGAAGAACATTAGCATCAAGATGGAAACTAACATCCTGACTAGGAAGAGTAATTTCCTTCTCTGGAGGTTGTGTAATAATATCAGGATCGGCATAGAAGAATCTAGTTTTAGAACGTCCTGCAGCATCACTAACAGTTACATAATTATCTTTTGATGTATCAATAGATGGTTTTTCAAATAAAGATAACCCACCTAAAAATGTTGAGAGATCATAGATAGACATCTGTGAATCAAATTGTTCCTCAACATCAGCATAGGCAAGAATATTTTTATTGATACTTAATGTGCTTAACCTATTACCAGGTTTAATAACAAGAGACTTGTTGATAGAACAAAAGTTCTTTAGAATTTCAATAGTGGGTTTAGTGATCATAATCATTTGTCGTAATCTACAGTAAAGGCAGTTGGAGTTCCTGCATTAGTTTGATTTGCTTTTTCGCGTTTGTCGTTGAAGTGTAGGAGGAGTAGACCATAGTGAACAATCTTTAGAATGTCCTTTCTTGCTGTCCCTTTCCTATCATAACGTGATGCATACTTTAGAACATTACTTCTACAGAATGCTTCAGCATCACCAACAGAGTCAATGAGGTCAAGAGTCTGTACGTTTCCTACAGAATAATGACCTCGGTATGTATTAGCAATGTATTCGGAGATCTCTTTTAGATATCCATCCTCATTGTATTTCCTCATAATGAAGGGTTATTATTCCCCTTCATTATACTCTGTTTCTTCTCCTGCGTCAACTTTGGTGTAAAGATCAAGGAATGATTGCTTAGTGTCATCATCGAAACGGTTAACACAATGAGTGATAGCAGTCAATCTGTTGTTGAAGATGTTGAATGCTTGAACAATATGAACAAGTCTACGTGTTGTAATCACTTCATCAACACCACCATCAAAGAATGTCTTACGGATGATACTTGCCCACTTGACTAGGTTCTCTGCAAACTCTTTATCGCATCCTTGATTTGCTAGAATCTTATTCTCAATAGCAGCAGATGGATACTCTTGCTCAAAGGTAATAGGGAATCTTTCAAGGAATGCTTCATTAAGAACATTAGTTCCTATGAATCTACCATCGTCGGAACCTTTTCCTTTTGTATTAGCGGTGGCTATAATTGTGAAACCTGCAGCAGGTTTTACAAATCTTCCAATTTTCTTAAGGAATACACCCTTACCTTCAAGGATAGATTGTAAACATAGAATCTTATTAGATGCTAGGTCGATCTCATCTAAGAGAAGTACTGCACCACGCTCAAGTGCTTCAATGACAGGACCGTTATGCCATACAGTTGATCCATCGTTAAGACGGAAACCACCTATAAGATCATCTTCATCTGTCTCAATAGTAATGTTGACTCTGATCAACTCACGTCCTAGAGAAGCACATGCTTGCTCAACTGAGAAAGTCTTTCCGTTACCAGATAGACCTGTGATAAAAGCAGGATAGAATATCTTAGACTGTATAATCTTCTTGAGACTATTGAAGTTACCGAAAGGAACATAAGTGGTGTCCTTATCAGGAATGTAAGATGTCTCAACAGCAGGTTGAGCAGAAGGTGCTGCAAATGCCTTATGGATTTCTTGTGCAGTAAGATTCCAACGACCACGACCTAGTTTCTGGAACTGTGGAAGTTTGTTCATTCTTTTTGTGACACTTTGAATCTGAACATTGTATTTTGAAGCGAATGCTTTTACCTGTTCTGTGTCTATATCTCCTGTCTCGAAAAAGTTAAGGAGGTCGTCTTTAGTAAAGATTGGTTGGAAAGTCATTTGGAATCATTTTATTTATACATTTATTATAGTGGTAAACGATACCATTTGCAAGCCAGGTGGTACACTAACTAAACTGTCCACTAACTTTTAAGCCTAGGAATATCAAACAACACATTATCTATATAATTGTTTGCCCAATCTTTATCAAATAATTTTTCAAGGACAGCACGTGTTTTGTCATTCTTCTTTTGTTGCTTACAATAGTAAATCTGGTCATCATACCTTAGCATAGTGCTGATCCAGTTATCATCCTTTTCAGCAGAATCTACTAGGTCACAATATGTTTTTAAATAGTTTACTACAAGAACATAAAAATTTGATATATCTTTATCTTTACTTAAACGCATAAACTTAGCATAAGGAGAAAATACATCATCACCCCATGCAGGTATATGTCTCTTCTCACTAAAGTCAAAAGCATTACTAATATCTCTAATCTTATCCCACTCTTCAAATCCTTTTACTGGTGATA